GCCCGGCCCCCGGCCGTCGGCGACCGGCTGACGCTCGCCGGCTACGGGCCGGTGCCGTTCACCTACCGGGAGGCGAGCGGCGAGGTGACACAGTTCCTCGGTCCGACGGGCCGGCACCCCATGCACATGCTCGAGGTCCGGGCCGCCGCCCGGCAGGGCGACTCCGGCGGCCCGATCTTCAACGCCCGCGGCGAGGTGGTCGCGGTGCTGTGGGGCTCGACCGGCGGGCTGACCGCCGGCAGCCACGTGAGCGAGATCCGGCGGATGCTGGGCCAGCCGGTGGCGGCCGCCGTCTGCCGCGACGGGAGGTGCGAGCGATGACCGACGCCGACTACGTCTGGGCCGAGCTGGCCCGCCATCCGATCCGCCGGGCGATGCTCGGCCGCGAGCGGTGCGACGAGATCACCGCGACCGCCGTCACGATGTCGCCAACGGGTTTCCTCGGGTACGGCATGGTCGTCGGAAGAAGGCCAAGCCAAGAAGAAGTCCGCCAGGTATGGGAGGTCCGCGTCCGCGACGAATACGCCCAGCGGGCCGGGTTCGCGTTCATGACGATGCTGCTCGCATGGGCCATCGGGGCAATCGTGCAGGCATTGGTGAAGAAGTGGTGGGAGGAGCACACGTGAGTACCGAGACAATCGAAATCGTCCTGAGGTCCGCCCGCGAGTTCGGCTTCCCGATCCTCGTGCTGGCCGTGCTGCTGTGGCTCCTCCGCGAGGCCGCTCACGCCATGCACCGGACGGTCGTGATCCCAGTGGTCGACGCTCACTCGACCTTCCTGCGGCAGACGACCGCCACGCTGGAGGGCCTCGGCCGCACCCAAGAGCAGCAGGCCGACACGCTCCGCGAGTTGGCCGCAGGCCAGCGCGAGATTCAGTCGGCCATCGGGCGGCTCGCGTGACCGGTCGGCCGCGGTGAGATTTTTTCACGACGGCCTATAGTGCCAATCGGTGGTGCCTTCATAGGTTGCCGATGCGAGATCGACATCGACCACGCATCAACTCCAACCGAGGTAACCATGCCCAGCCCGAAGCTTCGCCTGCTGACCGACGAGAGTGTCGCGGTCGAGAACGAGATCCACGCCCTCCGCGCGCTCGAGCCGAAGGACGACGCCGACCGCGAGAGCATCGAAGGCCGTCTGGCCGCCGCCCAGGAGCGGGCCGCCAAGATCGCCGCCGAGGCCAAGCGCGAGGGTGACCTCGACGCCGCCATCGCGTCGATGCAGGCGATCCGCAGCGCGGACAAGTCCCGCGAGGACGTCGAGAAGCAGTTCCGCAAGGACGAGGAGTCCGAGACCCAGCCCGACATCCGGGCCGGCGTGCGGGCCTTCCGCTCCGTGAAGGTCGCCGAGGCCGTCGGCCGCCACCTGTGCGGGCTGGCCGGCCTCAACACGCGGGCCATGGGTGAGACGGTGGACGGCTACGGCGACGACTTCGTCGTGACCGAACTCTACTCCGCGATCGTCAACCGGCTGCAATACCAGTCGGTGGCGATGCAGCTCGCCTCGATCTTCCGGCCCCGCGGCCAGAAGATCACCCTGCCCAAGTCCGGCGACGTCACGTTCGGCTTCGCGGCCGAGAACGTGGCGTTCAGCGACCAGGACATCTCGACGACCGGTGCCGACCTGACCCTCTACGAGGGCGGTGCCTCGGTGCCGGTGTCGCGGGCTCTGCTCGAGGATTCGCCGGTCGACGTCGCCGGCCTGGTGGTCGACCGGTTCAGCCACGGGCTCGCCCGGTGGATGGACAACGTCGCCTTCGGCGGCAACGGCAGCAACCCGGCGATCACCGGCCTCGCGGCCTCGGTGGCTTCGGGCAACACCGTGACGGTGGCGGCCAACGCCTCCACCACGGCTGCCAACCTCGCCGACGTCGTCGGCAAGGTTGACGAGAGCATCATGGGCACGGGCGCGTGGGTCTGCAGCAAGGCGGGCTACGTGGACCTCATGAAGATCTGGGCGGCCCAGCAGACCACGATGGTGGTCGGTGGCGGCCGCGTGGTGCCGACGATTTTCGGCGCCCCGGTCTACATCGTGAAGGGCCTGCCCTCCACGACGCTGGCCCTGTTCGGTGACTTCAGCATGTCGACCGCCATCGGCCTGAAGGACACCGGGCTGGAGATCAACGTGGCCCGCGAGCTGCTCGTCCGCAGCCGCCAGGTGCTCTACGTGGCCTCGACGCGGCTCGGCGTGAGCAATCACGGCCCCGAGTTCGTCGGTCGCCTCGCCAAGGCCGCGACCTGATCCATTTGACTGATTCCGGCGGGGGCCGGCACTTGCCAGCCCCCGCCGGCTCTGGTCGGTCCTCACGGAGGTCCACGTGGCCGAGCTGGTCCCCGTCCGTCTCACGTCCGAGTTCCGCGGCAATCCGGCCGGGGCTGTCATCCAGGCGACCCCCGGCCTCGCGGGCATCCTGACGTCGACCGGCCGGGCCACGCCGGCCCCCGACGTCCCGGCGGCCCGCAGTTCCGAGAGGTGCATCGAACAGGCAGTGGTGAGGGGAGCCGGATCGTGATCGTCACACCGCCCGACAACATCGCCGTGATCGTCGCGCCGGTGGTCGAGCCGGTGTCGCTCTCCGACGCCAAGGCCCAGATCGGCCTCCTGCCCGAGCAGGACGAGCACAACTTCCTGATCGCCCAGAAGATCTCCGCGGCCCGCCGGCTGATCGAGCAGCGGCTGGGGATCACGATGGTGGCGACGAAGCTCCGCGGCGTGTGGCGGCAGTGCCCGTGGGTCGTGAGCCTCCCGGCCCCGCCGCTCCTGGTCGATGCCGACCACCCGATCACCGTGACCGTCGACGGCGAGGCCGTGCCGGCCGGCGAGCTCGCGGTCGATGCCGACCTCTGCCCGGGCGAGATCACGTTCGTCATGCCGCGGCCCGGGAAGCTGATCGTCGAGTGGTGGGCCGGGAAGGCCCCGGGCTTCATCCTCTGCCCGATGCTCCAGTCCGCGATCCTCATGTACGTCGACCACGCCTTCCGCAACCGGGGCGTGCTGGCCGACGACCAGACGGTGATCCTGCCGGTCGGCTTCGACGATCTGCTCGCGGCGTCCTCCTGGTCGGGGAGGTACTGACGCATGATCACCACCGGCCGCCTCACGCATCGGTTCGAGCTGCAGCGTCCCGTCCAGACCCGGAACGCGTCGGGCGAGAGCATCACGACCTGGACGAAGGTCCGGTCGTTCCTCGGCTCCTACGACCAGGAGACCTACAGCCAGGCCCAGCGGCGCGGGCAGATCGGCGGCAACCGCCAGGCGACCGTCATCTGCCGGGAGTTCGAGGGCGTCGACGCGTCGATGCAACTCGTCTGCCACTCGCGCGGCGGCGACGTGATGAAGATCTCCAGCGTGGTCGAGCAGGACGGGGACCTCGTGTTCACCGTCGAGGAGGCCGTCGCATGATCTCGCTCAACTGGGAGGGGATGCAGGGCGAGATCGGGGCGCTCATGGCCCGGTTCAACGAACTGCCTCGGCACATCGCCAAGAAGCATCTCATGGCCGCCATGAAGCGGGCCATGCGGGACGGCGTGCCCGTGCTTAAGTCCATCACGCCGGTCGGCAAGACGCGGACGATCAAGGCCAGCATCGTCCGCGGGCAGATGAAGGAGAACTTCAAGCGGCGGGGCGGTGCCCTGCGGCGTGCCGTCACGACGAAGGCCAAATACCTCGGCCGGAATCGTGACGGTCTGACCTACGGCGTGGTCGGCTACAAGTTCGGCTTCGAGAGCCGGAAGGCGATCTGGCTGGAGTTCGGCACGAGCCGCGGCATTTCTCCGCGCAATCTCATGGAGCAGTTCCGCGCCCGATACGGCGGCCCGGCCGCCTCTCGGCTGGCCGAGGAAATGTCTCGCGCCCTGGAGAAGGCCGCCAAAGAGCTTGAAAGCGGCATGAACCCCACGCGGGTGTATTCCGCCGGCGGATCGTGGAGGCCAGCGTAATGGCAAACGCCCCTCACAACTGGCTGAAGGCCGCGATCGAGGCGGCCGCGAGCGTCACGGCCTGGCCCGTGGAGATGACCGGCGGCGGAGATCCGCCGTACGTCATCTACGCCCGCGAGCAGACCACGCGCGAGCTGTCGCTGGGCGACGAACTGAGCGCGACACCGGAGATCGACCAGAGCGAGCCGGTCGCCCGCTACACGGTCGTGGTCTACGCCGACAGCTACGTCCAGGTCTGGCAGATCGCCGGGTCCATCACGGCCGCCATCCACAAGTTCGCCGGCACGGCCCACGGCGAGACCATCAAACACTGCCTCGTGCTCGACGAGAGGGACGGCGATGCCGGCTACCTCGAGGGCCGGGAGCAGCCCACGTACACGGTCGAGCTCGCAGTCGAAATCCGTTTTTCCGAGGAGTGATCCATGCCACTTTCCACGAAGCCCACGAACGGCCCGTCGCTGCCTGCGGGCGTGAAGAAGGTCAGCATCAAGGATGTCGACACGACGTCCACGGCGGCGTCAGCCAAGGAGGACGTGACCGACCTCGACAGCACGGAACGCGAGTACGCCGACCCGGTGCTGAAGGAGGGCGGCGGATCGACCGTCGCCACGAAGACGTGCAGCGCGAGCGGCAACCTCAAGGGTGCCGAGTTCGATCCGGACCCGATCACGGTCACGACGGGCTGGGTCCTGGAGGACTGCGAGTTCACCTACGAAGAGGGCAAGTACGCGACCTGGAGCGCGAACTGGTCCTACTACCCGCCGCCCGCCCCCTGACGCCAACCCATAGGAGACAACCGCCATGTCGCTCGTCAGTTCCCAAGGCCAGTCCATCGGCGTCACCGGCGCCACGAAGATCACGGTCAAGAAGTCGCGTGTGACGAAGCCCGGAGACAACCGGCTCGACGCCTCGACGCTCGCGCTCGCCACGGGTGCGTTCCGGGTCTACGAAGCCGGCCTTCCGGACAACGGCCCGAACGGGTCCACGAACGACGGCATCACCACCACGATCGCCGTCGACTTCAAGGGCAGCACGAAGCCGGCCGTCGGGTCCACCGTCACCCGCGGCGGCGTCACCCTGAAGTGCATCGACTCCGAGCTGACCAACGACGCCGGGGCGCTCCAGATGGGCACGGCGAACTACACGAGCGACTACACGTGATCCAGGTCGGCGAGCCAATCCATGCCCACGAACAACCCTCCACCGTCCTCCCAGGGGTCGGCCGTGTCCTTCGATGGCACCCCGATGGGGCGGCTGACGAGCTGGCGCATCGTGGCTGGGAACGCCCAGTTCCAAGAGGTGACGAGCCTTGTGTCACCGGTCATCGGAAGCGGTGGGGACGCTCGCGTGGTGGCCCAGTGGGATTGCACGAAGGTCGACCCGGGCGGCGTGGATATCCAGGTCCGCGACTGCCCGCCGTTCATCACAAGCCAGATCGGCTCTCGTGGGACGGTGGTCGTGACGTTCGCGACCGGATCGGTCTCGCTCGATGCGTTCCTTGAAACATTCGACGTGAGCGGCAACGTGGGGGAGTTCCTGCGGGGCACGGCACGGTTTCGATTCAGTGGAGCCTGATGTGGCAAACGAAGACGACGATCTGCTGACGTGGAAGCCCGAGGTGATCGAGGCCACGATCCCCGGCACGACGAAGACGGTCTACATCCGCTACCCGGTCTTCGAGGACTGGCACGCGGTGGCGACCGAGCACCAGGCCTACGTCGGCAAGCCGGCCCCGGCATCCCTCGTCGCGAAGACGCTGGTGGCGTGCGTCGTGAAGAAGAACGGCGAGCCGATGTTCACGCGCGAGAACGTCGGGCCGGTGATGCAGGCCAACCCGAACCACGTGATGTGGCTCTACGGGCACATCCTCCAGACCGTGATGCGGAACGACAACGAGCAGATCAGCGAGGTGGAAAAAAACTCCGTAGCCGGGCAGGACTGACCGAGCGGTTCCTGTACCGGCTGGCGGCTCATCATCGGATCGTCAACGTCGAGCGGCTGAAGTCGCGAATCCCGATCTCCGCCCTGCGGAGGTGGATCGCGGCCTACCGCGTCGAGCCCTTCGGGGACGAGTGGGGCCGAACGGCCCTCCAGACGCTGCTGATCCTGAAGGCCTTGGGAGCACAAGTCGACCCGCAGTTCCGCGAGATGTTCCTGCCGAGCTACGACCCCGACCGGGAGATGACCGAGGACGAGATTCAGGCGGAGTTGATGAAGTGCTCGGGGGCGCGGTTCGTGCCCAAGAGTGAAGCAAAGGACACGCAGGACACGCTGAGCTAGACCATGGCGACCATCGGCAAAGTATCCGCCGTCTTCACGGCCTCGACGTCGGGCCTCGTGTCCGGCACGCAGGCGGCCGGCTCGGCGTTCAAGTCGCTCCAGAGCGACCTCGCCGGGCTCCGCGGCGGCATGTCAGCCCTCGTCACGATCAACGCCGCCCAGTTCTTCGGGCAGTTGGCGAGCGGGGCCGCCAGGGCCGTCAGCAGCATGATCAGCATGGGGCAGGCCCAGGCGGAGGTCATCGACACGACGAGCAAGTTGGCGGCCCGGCTGGGCATGAACTACGGCGAACTGGCCGGGATCGCCCTGGCCGGCGACCTGGCCGGCGTCGGCCTGGAGACGATCGGGGCCGCGGCCACGAAGGCCGACGTCGCGTTCGTCAAGGCATCGCAGGGCTCGACAACCGCCACGGCCGCCTTCGCGAATCTCGGCCTGACGGTGCAGCAGCTCTCCGGGATGAACGCCGCCGATCGGTTTACGGCGATCGCGTCGTCCATCGCGGCCCTGCCGACCGAGGCCGAGCGGGCCGCGGCCGCCGTCCAGATCTTCGGCCGGTCTGGCGCCCAGCTGCTGCCGCTGTTCGCCGGCGGGGCCGAGGGCATCGCCAAGGCCCGGGAGCAGGCAGAAAAGATGGGCCTGGCGCTGACCAACGCCCAGGGCCAGGACGTCGAGGCCATGAACGACGCGTTCACGGAGGCCGGAAAGGCCATCAACGGAATCGTCCAGCAGGTGACAGCGTTTCTGGCACCGGCGATCCGCGGGATCACGGTGACGTTCACGAAGTTCATCACGGACATCGGCGGGGCGAACATCGGGCAGGCCATCGGCGACGGGGTCCTCCAGGGGGCGCGGTTCCTGGCCCAGATTGGCGACGCGCTGATCGCCAACTTCGGGAGCGTCTTCAACTACTTTTCCCAGGTCGGCGGGCAGTGGAGCTCTGTCTGGGGCTTCGCAAACCGCGTCGCCACGTTCTTCCTTGCCATCGGCGACAGCCTCCAGGCCGCGTTTGGGATCTTGATCCAGGGCATCACCGGCCCAGTCCAAGGCTTGATGGAGGCGGCCAAGTTCATCGGCGACCGCCTGTTCCTCGACACGTCTGGCCTCGACTCCTCGATCGCGGCCATGGACGCGTTCAATGACGAGATCACCGCCGGCATCACGGACAATCTCAAGTCCGCGGCCGCCAACTTCTCGGCGACGTTTGCGAGCGAAGCCCCGAAGGTTGGTTCGGCCATCACGGGGCCGCTCACGACGTCGCTCACTGGATTCCTCGCCAACGCTGAGGAATCCGCCAAGAAGGTCGACGAGAAGAAGAAGACGCCGCTGGAGATCACGCAAACCGTCGAGTTCGCGGGCGTCAACGAGGCCATCAAGGGCATCGACTCCCGATCGAAGGAGGGCGTGGCGGAGATG